GCCGTTGTATTTGCCATTAGTGTAGCACGGGCTTTTTACAACTTGAATCGGTGAGGTGTGTGATGAAATATGTAGTAATAAAATGGCAGGATAGGCTTGATGACTTGTATTTTATAGCCGGAGAAACAGGGGGAAATTTTGAATCCTGCGATAATGAATGGGATATTGATTGGTTGCCTAAGATAAAGAAAGATCATGGTAAAGGTTGCTCGTTTGAGATAGAGCCAATTCCTGAACAAGAGTTGCGCGAGCTAATTGAATACTGTGATGCACCAGAAGAGCGTGACGAATAAATAGTTTAAATGTGAGGTGTGTGATGGGTAAATATTTGAAGATGGCGGATGTGTTTCCGGTTGAGATTAGAACTGACGATGAGAGCGGAAGTCTTGGAAGTCGATCATTTTGCACCTCGTTTAGTTGACATTCTCAGTATGTCACCACCACAAACGCATGTAAACCACCTTGACGAAATTAATTGTATAGGCAATAATCATGCCAGAACATCCATCCTCCTAGGTTGACACCTCTTGCCCCATCCTTGTGATGGGGATTTTTTTGCTTGCATTGCTCCAACCGCTTAGCTATCTTTGTGGCGTCAACTAACAAAGGAGGATGACAATGAGCAACGGAAATTACCCAGCAATGCCTATATTTGACTCTGAAGGCACCACGCGAGGGTGCGAGGGAGGACTAACCAAGCGCGAGATGATGGCGATGCACATCCTGAGCGGGCTTCTTTCTGATTACGAATTTGACGTTACAAGGCAGGTGGCGGCAGAGGTGGCTGTGCAACAAGCAGACGCACTCCTTGCCGAACTAGACCGCACCTCAAAATAGCCCGCCAACTGAATTTGGGGTAAACTCTCCGTATCAATCAGGAGGTTTACCCCGATGCCTAAGAAACGTCAATACCAGCGCCGAACCGCGCAAAACTCATCAAGCTCACGCGCTCGCACTCCATACCAGTACGCCGGATTCTACGACAACGCAAACACTCGCCTTGATGTGTACTCTGTTGGTGGCTACCCGAACGAGGTTGCATTCTCTGACCTTTGGAGCGCATACCGTCGCAAGGGTTTGGCGAAAGTCGTTATCGACCTTCCTGTGCGCACCTGCTGGCAAACTCCGCCGCACATTGAATGCACTGATGCCGCATGGATGAAATCCCTTGAGCGGCTTATCGAACATCACGACCTATGGGAGCGACTGCGGGCACTGGATATTCGCCAGCGCATCGGACAATACGGCGGGTTGTGGCTTATCGCCAAGGAGCGGGCAGGAGCTGAGGCAAAGGGGCCAATCCTGCCCATGGGGCCGGAAGGTTTGCTCAACCTGCGCCCGCTGTTCGAGTCTCAACTCGATGTGACGCAGTGGATTGACGACATTCAATCCGCAGACTACGGCAACCCGAAATACTACAACTACCGAAGCCAAGTTCCGGGCACAAAGTCGCAAGGTGACTCTCAATCTTTCGAGCTTCACCCTTCGCGCCTGTTCATATTCGCCGAAGGGGCTGACGATGGGTCTATATACGGAATTCCGGCGCTTGAGTCGTGCTTTAACGCGCTCATGGACGCCGAGAAGATTCGTTGCGCTGGCGGTGAGGGGTTCCTGCGCAATGCCAAGCAGCGGTTTGCCATGGAGATAACAGACCAGCAGACAGCCGCCACCCTGTTCAGCAACACGGCCAAGCGCGAGCAGTTCGACCAAGATGTTGACGACTTCAACAAGGGCTTCGATAACGCGATACTACTTGCCGGCATGAAAGCCAACACCATGCAATCATCTATCGCTGACCCCATGAACCACTGGATGATTTGCATGAACGAGATTGCGGCGTCTCAGGGCATTCCCGTTACCATCCTAATCGGCCAAATGACCGGACGACTTGCCAGCGACGAAGACCAGAAACAGCTTGGCAAGTACAAGCAAGACCGCTGCAATAACACGCTCACCCCGATGTTGCGTCGATTCTTCGCTCACATGGCTAAGGCAGGGTTGATGCCAGCACCGAAAGCGCCAATCGAGATTTGGTGGGATAACTTGGTCGAGGCGTCAGATAGTGAGCGGGCGGATTTGACCTACAAAATGGCGCAGACCAATGAGGTATCAATGCGGGCTGGTGGTGGGCCAATCTACACGGCAGAGGAAATCCGTGAGGCTGGCGGGTTTGAAGGGTCGATTCCTGACATTGATCTTGGTGGCGAGGAAATTGACGATCCTTTGGTACCGTAACGAGTTACGGTACGATAAGAAAAGGCCCCGCTATGGGGCCTTGTTGCTATGGGCGACGGATGAATTTGAAGCTGCACTCACCTATGAGTGCCCAATAACCACCAACCCTGATTGGAGCGTCACGCGAACCATCATTTTCATCAACGGTGTATTCCGAATCTGGTTCCCACCACTTCCCTGAAACTGATATCACATCTCCAACCCGCAAATCACGCCAGTCAGTAATCACCGGCTCAGGCTCTTTATTTGCGGTGATTGGCGACAAAAGCAGACCAATATCCTCACCAGCAAGCTCAAGCGTTTTCAGTCTTGCATCCGCATCTGCCTTCGCGTCATCAGCCTCTTGCTGCTTGCGGTCGGCGTAGTCCTTGGCGTTGCGGTAGTCGGCTGCCAGTTGTTCGATGGTTGGTCGATACTCCATGGATTCCAGCCCATCCTTGACAGCAAGGTTTGTTTCGTCATCACCGATAGCTCCGAAATCGGTTGGCTTTACTGCATCCGGCTTGTGCAGGCGGTAGGCGATGATGTCGTTGACCATTCCATCTGCAACCCAGAACTGATGACCAGCACCGCCTATATGTAGCGCCTTGACTCCTACTCGCTCTATTCCACTCCTCCATATAACATCAACCAACGTTCCCTTCTCAACCGGACACTCCCCACCCTTCCACTCAATCCACCCATCAGCATCCGGAGCTGGGTAAAGGTAGAAGTATTCGGCGCGGGATAGGATGGTTTGGTGCCAGTTGTCGAATTTCTTCGCGGAGAACCTATCGACCACCATGCTCCAATAGCAATGGAAGCTGCCAGAAGCCGCGACATATTCGGGCTCAGATCCAGCCTCGCCAAACCACACCTCATGACGCGGGCCGCCTTTCAGTTTCCCCTGGAACCAAGCCCACTCCGCCTCATCACGCCACCCGCCATTCTCGCTGATAATCTTGGCCAGTTCTCGCTTTGATTTGCTGATTTTCATTTCACTCTCCTTTGTTGATAGTTGTCACTCTATGCGATTGGTTGGTTGGTGTCAACTAGGCTTTCGATTTCCCAATCACTGTACCCGCCCAGCCACCAATGTATCATCTCGAAGTTGAGAGTCGACGGCGCGCTGCGTTTGCGACCTGCGCTTGCCGCTCTGTATCCTGCCCAGTATGCCGAGGATTATGATGGTTTCATAGTTAGCTCTTAGTTGTCGTGCTATCATACTAGCCACAACCAATGAATGGTGTCAACTAATGAAAATTACATCCATCCTGCCAAGAAGCAAGCAATATCCAACCGGACAGAATCCGCGCATCAAGGCTTTCTATGGCGAGCTGCGTCGTCGGTTGCGTCGCTCATACAAGGCGGCGGCTGAGTATGCGCGAAACCTCAAGCCGCAAATCGTGCAGCTCAATGCCACCGGATACCAGTACCAACTCGACCCGCTCCTGATATCTCAAATTAACAGCTACATCGAGGCGCTGCTAAACGAAATCATCTACGGTAACGCGCAAGGTGAATGGTCGACTGGCTGGTGGGCTAACGCATACGCATCCGGAGCGTATCAACAAGCCGCCGAGCAGGTAGTCACGCAAACGCAACTGCTCGCCGCTGATGCTGGCGTTACGCAAGAGCTGCCATCCCTGCAATACCTTCGCGCCGAAGCTGTGGTGATGGAGCCAGGATTCCAACGCCGCCTTGGAAGCGTATACGCTCGCCTGTTCGAGGATATGAAAGGATTCACGGACGTAGATAAGCGCAACATGGCTGGCATTATCACGCGCGGCATGGCGGCAGGGCAATCGCCGCGAGTCATTGCGCGAGAGATGGAAAAGAAAGGGCTTGAGCAGGATTGGCGGTGTTTGCGGATTGCCTCTACCGAGGTTAACCAGGCGTACCGTGATGGCTCGTGGAGCGAAACTGATGCAGTGAACGATGAGGTGTTCGGCGACTCGGATTACATGCTCAAAGTCATGCACCTATCCGCGCTGCTGGCGACAACCCGCAGAGACCATGCGGCACGGCATGGGACTATCTGCACGCCAGCGGAGGAGCGAGAGTGGTTTGCCACAAAGGCAACAGGGGGCCAAATTAACTGCAAGTGCAGCACTGTTGATATCCTTGTCAATCGCAAAACAGGCAGGCCCATGAACACAAAGCTGCGCGACATTCTGCTTGCGCAAAAGAAGGGTTGGACGCCTGAGAAAGTTTAGGTTATGGTTGTTGTGTCAACTAGAGAGGATTGATTGATGATTTACGAAATTGTAGAAACTCACATCAAGGACATAAAGCACGGCGACTGCATCATAGAGAATGATGTAATGATTACCGTGAGCAGAAGTCATATCAAGCGCGATCCATTCTTCGGCACAACATTGCGCGGTGACTCGTACAGTGGCGGTCGCAAGCAGGTGCTTAAGGCCGTAATCAAGCGCGCAATGCCTAACGGCACATTCGTAAACGCATAACAAAGGAGAATGACATGAACGAATCAACACTGGTGCCGCGCGAAGAAATGAACGACTTGGATTGGCTGGCGCGGAATGTGCATGTGTGGCCAGATGGTGATGGCATCACCCTGCTTGGCCGCGGCTGCTCGTTCTTTGATACAGGAGTTGGCCGGTCTGTTCATGTCTACGCAGTGGATGGCAGTGACTACACAACGATAAAGGAAA